CTTCTTCACTTTCTTTTAGCAGGTCAAGGATATAACGCTCTGCGATGGCTAGACCCGAAATAACACCGCAAAGTTTTTGGTACTCTTCAAAAGAGCGACACGCACCACCAGCCATGTCATCGGCATAGTTGTTCATGTCAGTTCGTATTTTCTCGCGCAATACGCTAGCGAATTGATCTATCATTCTTTACCCTTTGGTTGTTGGCGATTGATGGCGGCTTGCCTCAACGAGTTGGCGCGGTTTGCCGCGTTTTCATGGATGTCCTTCAAAACCTGCATAGAGTTTTGTTGAGCTTCATGATTCATTTGAGCTTTGCTTTTCGCAATGTCAATGCCAGCCTTTAATCCGGCTTGCTTCTCTTGACTTGCTACTCTGTGTTGGTCACGTCTAATGCCAGCTCCCACCTTCATGGATTCGAGCTTTAGATTACCACCAACTTTCTCTTGCTCAAGTTGTACTTTCGCCATCGCAACAGCTGATTCTGAAGCCGCCTTGGCTTTTTCAAGCTGTTGTTTCTGTGCCGCAAGTTGTGCATCCAATTGCAGCTTCTGCGCTTTGAGCTGGACTTCTTGCTGAGCAATTGCCAATTCTTGCTGTTGCATTTGCAGAACTGGGTCTTGGGCTTGCTGTTGAGCCTGCTGCTGAGCGGCCATTGCCTGATGCTGTTGTGCTGCTTGTTGAGCTGCTTGAGCCATCATGCCTGACAATGCAGTCTCGAGTTGAGGAGACATCTTCTCGTCTTCTGGAGGCAATGCCATTCCGAGCTGTTCCTCAATGTTCTGGCGATACAAAAACCCAGCGTGCTCAGCCATATGAGCTTGAAGCGCATTCAAAATGGTTTGTGATTGTGGATTCTGTCCAATAATGGCCATGATCATTGGGTCTTGCGTCATAGACTGATGAACCGCAATGTGAGCTTGGTGGTTTTGGAACAAAAACGCTTTCAGTGGCTTGCCTTTAAGCGCCGCTTGATTCTCAGATACTGGATCCGTAGGCTTTTGATCATCGGGTAATGGAACCAGTTTTTCTGCATTTTTAATCCCCAAAACATCTAACATGGATCTGTGCAGCTGTGGCAGATCATAGATCTGTGGCGCCATCTGAGCCATCTGAATCACGGCCTGATACTGCACAACGCGCTGGGACATTGTAGCTGCATTAGGATCTGATACAGGAATAATATCTACTTTATCGTAGTCAGATTTTTTAGACTTTCTACCGCCATACTCAGGATCATATTTATAGTCTTCATCGGTATAGTCGCGGATGATGTTCTTGAGAAGCTTGAGCTCTTGCTTCAGTGCGAAGTGTGTACGCGCTTGAACAGCGGACAATACTTTTAACTGTCTCTCGAGTAACGCAAGTGTCGTTCCTACAGGAGCCTGACCTGACATATCTGATACAGACATATCGGCAGTAGCAGCAAAACGTCTGCCTTCTTCAACGATGTTATTGAGCAAGCTGTAAAGAACTTGGCTGGGCTCTTTATAGGGAAGGGGAAGAATAGAGTCGCGGATATTTCCTGACGCTACATCTACATCCCTGAATTCGCCCGGAGCAATTGGGGTATCATCGCCCTTAATACGCAAGCCCCTGGACTTGAGTCCCCCAGGCAGATTTGAAAGAGTTCCTGCATCAACGAGTTGTCGCATGATGCTGGTGGCAGATTTAGCAAACCCGCCAATGAGGTGGAAGAGGCCGAACCCGTAAGCGCCAAAGCCGGGTATGTATTGGTAGTGGACAAAATGCTGGCGCTTGAGTCTGAGCGTATCACCTTCATTCCAATTCCTCCTGATGGATAAAATGTCATTCGTACCCTTAATGATGGTAACGACATAAGGGAACATAATCCCCGTTTCATTTCCATCTTCGTCAACATCTTGAAATCCATCGAGGTCCAAGTCTACATGGCACTCGTATAAAGTATATCTATCGTCACTCAGGTCGTTAAACCCAGTCTCTTTATCTTTTGCACTCTGAATATCTTCCTTCGCTCGGGAAGGCTCAGGCAATTCAATATCGCGATAAAAACCAGAGTTTTGTAATTTCAAAATCTCGTTCTTGGTCTTTCTCATTACATGCGTTACTCGGTAGCATGTGTCCATATCCGTCGCGCCGTAGGGGAGAATAATATCTTCGGCAGGGATAAAGATAGATACTTGTCTTCCCAGATTGGGGTCAAAGTAAACCTTCTTGAACGCAGAACCCGTTGCGGGAAGTGACCACAACATTCTCTCGTGTTCCGGTCTGAACTCTCTCATCACTTCCGTCAACTCATTGTTCATGTCGTCTTCGACATTGGTTGCGATCTCTTTGAGTTGGGGGGTTTCTTTTCCGAGTAACTTTGTCCTGACTGGACCTTGAGCTGGGAAGGTTTCGGTAATCATCTCAGACTGGAATCTAACCACCGCTTCTGTGATCATGGGGTGGAAGACACCGCAAGCGCCATCCCAGGGTTCTGTTCTTTCTTCCATATGAAGACCCAGTAATTTCAGGCCTTCTGTGTATGCTTTCTCCCACTCTTTGCGGGAGTTCTTGTCCATACTAATGTCTTTTTCAAGATCTCCTGCCAACGTTGACAGAGCTCCTTCACTCATCTCATCGGCTAGATTTGCATTAAAGTCGCCATCTTCGCCCTGCTCCATATCAATCTCGAGGTCGCCTGCCTTGATGTGGACTGCTTCAGGATCGACAATCTCAATCTCGATTGGTTCGTTGGCTAGACTTTCGAGTCCGGCTGGTGCTTGATGGAGAGACTTGTCAATCATGATGTTCCTTTAATAATATGCAGCTTTTCGACGGAAATTGATCGGCTCATCTTTCTCGTCGGTATTCAAAGAGAGGAACCCGCCCTGTCTGAATCTGCGCAATGCCTGCGTTGTTGAGTCCACAAGGTCATCGTGATCTGAATTAGGGAAAGCAGCCATCTCTTCTATCAACTCATCTGCCCATCTCGTAGGCGGTGCCCATACTTTACCACTCGCAAAAAGATCTGCTACTGAATTGATTCTCACCATCTTATCATTTCCTCTGCTGGGAGTAAAATCCTGCACCGGAATTCCCATCGCCCTCAATTCAAAAATCAACGGCGCTCCGCTCGCCTTCGCCTCAACAATAAACGCATCTGGCTGCCAATTCCTATATTCCTCTAACGCCACCTGTTTCAACTCAGGAAACTCCATCCGAGCCTTAAACGCATCGAGAAGAATCACGTTCGGGTCTTGGGGGTTCTCATTCATGTAGAAAACTCCCCAGGTCGTACAAGCAGAATAGTCAGCCCGCTCAGACTTCGTAAAGGCCGTATCCCAAGATTGAATAATGTATTCACAAGCAGGGGGGTCCTGATCCCAAACCCTCCACCACTCTCGCTTCACAATCGCACCCTCCTCGGATGTGGGGGATTGCATGTACTGCGCATTCCACTTTGCAGCAGGTAGTTCAGACTTCAAGGCTTCGAGTTCCTCTATCCTCCAGAACTCTGGCCATAAAGGTTTACCGCTCGGCATGATAGCCGGTAGCTGTATCACCTCCCACTTCTCTCCATCTCTGTCGATCATGGACTGAACAATCCTGCCGGTCAGGTCTCTCTTCGCCCAACGGGTCATCACGACCACAATAGCTCCACCAGGTTGTAGACGCTGACGAGGTCCGGATGTATACCACTCATAGACTTTATCGAAAACGGATGGGTCTCCGGCTGCAAGGGCTGCTTCTTGTTCGGAATGGGGATCGTCGATGATGAGTAGGTCTGCACCTTTACCCGTTACCGTACCGCCAACACCGATAGCGAAATACTCTCCGTCTTTATTCGTAGACCACCGGCCAGCTGCTTTACTGTCTGACCTCAGATTCACGAATGGGAATATTTTGTGGTATGTCTCGGAGGCTACTAAGTTCCTCACCTTACGACCAAAACCCACCGCGAGTTCAGCTGTGTTAGATGTCTGGATAATTTTTTTACCGGGATACTTCCCCAAGAACCAGGCGGGTAACATAAAGGAAGCAAATTCAGATTTCGTATGACGGGGAGGCATGTTGATGATTAGTCGCTTTAGCTTGCCGCTTGCGATCTCCTCAAACTTCTCAGCCATCAGCTCATGATGACGTCCGTGTATAAAGCCCGGCCACATCTCGTTCACGAACAACATAAAGTCATCGGCGGCCTTTTCTACGCTCAAGCTCTGTTTGTAGACCTCAAACATATCCCACATCTCCTCCGCCATCTCGGGAGGCATGTTCTGGATCGCTGCTTCCATCTGCTCTACGTTCATGCCAACTCGCTAAATTTAATATACACAGGCCGAACACTCCTGTCCTTGCCTTTGATCTTCTTACACACACCCAACTTCACCAAGTTATCAATAACCCTGTGAACGTTACCACGACCCTTATCGCCCGTGATCCTCATAATATCATCATAAGAAGGCCCATACCCAAACTCCTTCCACCACATATCTATCGCATCAAATACATTTCTCTCTTTAACCGTCATATCCTTCTCCTTACATTGAGCCTCAGTCAACCGCCCAGGCTTTCTCATCCGCTCCAACTCCCTCTTTGTAGGCGTATATTTTATCTTCACTTCAAAAACCCATTTTTTTCCTGAATAAAATCAACAACTTACAAGCGCTCTGGTAATATTACCACCCCTACTGGTAGTAGGGTTATTCGATTTTCCAAATATATATACCCCCCACCTCATTGCGTTTCGGAAGGTGACGGGGGGGTTTCTGTAGACTCAATGTTATTTTCTGGTGATTGATTGTGGGGAATAGTATGCGTACGGACGGGGGGACTC